CGATCCGCAGTATGGCGACCGCAATCAGGTGAACGGCTTTGCATCCATTAGCGGCGCCGCGCCTTTAAAGCCTGCGGCTTCGGCTCCGGCCCCCGCCGCCAAGTCTTCCTCCGCGCCCCCGTGGGCTCGATAAAAGAACAACGCCGGGGCTTCGGCCCCGGCAACGCAAGGGAGCATCGACGCATGAGGCGTCATCTATACACGCGACCAAAGCAACATAACGCCCACGTCGTCAGCTACGAGCTGCGTCGCATGAGGATTAAGAGGGGGACAACATGATCGACGAACTTGTACAAGAACTGCGCTCGTACCCCGCGCACTACACGGCGGCGCATCGCGCTGCGGATGCGTTGGAAAAGAGAGAATATTACAACTGCCGCCTTGAGGACGATCTTGTTTCGGCTGATCTGGAGACGGAGCGCCTGCGCAAGCATATTGCAAAGCAACAACTGGACATCGTGACGTTGGGGCAGGAGGTGGGGAGGCTGCGGGAGGCGTTAGAGCACTATGCTGAAGACTGCGACGGAACTTGCTGTCTAGATCGGCATACGGCGGGGCAGGGCTGCGGATATACCGCCCGCGCCGCCCTTGGAGAGGAAAAGAAGGGATGAGTGATGATCTAATCAAACGACTGTGCGATCTGTCGAATAGTCTGCATGACGATTTCCAGATCGGTGCAGAAGCCGCCGACGAGATAAAACGCCTGCGCAAAGCTCTGGCAACCTACGCTTGCCGATGTGGTGATGGCGAGTGCTACGTTGACGAGTTCGTCCCGTCCTGCGGGCGTTCTGCTCGTGTTGCTCTAGGAGAGGAGGAGAAGTAATGCAAACAGACATTCTGAAGCGATTGGAGAACCTTGTAGGCGATATGAGTATTGGACCAATGAGAACGGTTAAGACCCAATATCTAGCGGATATTTTAGATGATGCTCACTTAGAGATACTTGTCCTTCGCGAAGCCTTTAAAGCAATACTAAACGCCAACAACCTGAACTACGCGCAGGAGATCTCGGCGAAGGCTCTTGAGGGGAAGAAATGATGGCGCCCATCCCACCGTCTAAAAATGATCTGGTCCTACTGATCGACAAGGCTCATGAGGCCAAAGAAGACAAACCGCGCCCTCACCTTGGCGCATCCATTCTCGGCCATCCATGTGACCGTTGGATATGGTTGTCATTCCGCTGGGCAGCGCGCGAGAAGTTCTCTGGCCGTATGTTGCGCCTATTCCGGCGAGGCCATGAAGAAGAAGCAAAGATCGTGAATGATCTCGCGATGGCTGGCATCGACTTCTCTAAGCGACAGGCGCACGTCAATTTCGGTTCGCACGTCTCCGGGAGCGCCGACGCTATCATCGAGGGCGGCGTTCCCGAGGCTCCGCAGACCCGCCATATCGCGGAGTTCAAAACGCACAACAAGAAATCCTTCGACAATCTAGAGAAAGATGGCGTCCTGAAAGCCAAGCCAGAACACTGGGCCCAGATGCAGGTTTACATGGCAGGAACACACATAGACCGCGCTCTCTATGTAGCCGTCTGCAAGGACGACGACCGCTATCACATCGAGCGCATCAATTTCGATAAGCAGGCCGCCGAGAAGCTGATCGCACGCGGCAAGCGGATTGCCTTGTCAGACGAGGCGCCGCCGCCAATCTCGGTTGATCCGACATGGTATCAGTGCCGCTTCTGTCCGGCGCACGCGATGTGCCACGAGAAGAAGCCGACGCAGCACGTCAACTGCCGCACCTGCGCGCATTCGACCGCGAAGGAAGATTCAACATGGCGTTGCGAGAGATACGACGCCGACGGCATTCCGTTCGAGCATCAATTGAAAGGCTGCGACGCGCACGTCTTGCATCCCGATATGGTTCCGTGGAAAGTTAAAGACGGCCCGACAGAATGGACGCTGGTTTACGAGATCGATGGCGTGGACGTGTCTAATGGCGAGCCGGATGCAACAATCTTTGGCTCGCGCGAGATCGTTGTCGCCGCCAGCGGATGCACGAACGAAACTGTGCGTGAGATTAAGAAGACTTGGCCGGGCGCGGAGGTGGTGAGGTGAGGCCGCTTTATGAGACCGAACAAGATCGCAGCAATGAAGCCAAAGTGGCGGGCGAAATAAGCAAGATTTGGGGGTGCCATGTAAGAAAGCTGGATCAAACCAATAACGCAGATTACGCGGTCGAGAAAAATGGATTTGTAGTCGGGCTTTTGGAGATTAAGTGCCGCAAGTATTCATTCGATCAGCTTCAGAAGCTAGGCGGCCTGTTCATTAGCATGAAAAAAATAGACCGAATAATGAAGGTTTGCGCACGGGAGGATTTGTGGTTCACGTTGGCCATCAGCCTCCCTGATGGAATCTACGCCATGAGCGCGAAGGAGTGGCCTTATTTTGAAGTAGTTCGCGCAGGCAGGCGAGACAGAAACGATCCCGCAGATATTGAGCAATGCTACCTAATCCCAATGGACTATTTCGAGGCCATCGCATGAAACTCCGCGACTATCAGCAGCGCGCCATAGATGAGCTATACGCGTGGTTCGAGGCTGGCCACAAAGGCAACCCTTGTCTTGTGCTTCCGACCGGCGCCGGTAAGAGCCACATCATCGCCGCGTTGTGCAAGGGCGCGCTTCAGGCATATCCCGAAACGCGCATTCTGATGTTGACGCACGTCAAGGAACTGATCGAACAGAACGCCGAGAAGATGCTTCAGCACTGGCCTAACGCCCCGCTGGGCGTGTTCTCGGCCAGCCTGCGGCGCAAGGATTTAGAAGAGCCGATCACGTTTGCCGGAATTCAATCCATTCGCAACCGCGCGCAGGAAATCGGCCACATCGACTTGGTAATCATAGACGAATGCCACCTCGTTTCGCACAAGGATGAGGGCGGTTACCGCAAGCTCATTCGCGAATTGGTAGACATCAACCCTCGCTTGCGCGTCATCGGATTGACTGCCACGCCGTACCGCCTCGGCCACGGGCTTATCACGGATGAGCCTGCAATGTTCCACGCATTGCTTGATCCAGTCAGCATTGAAGAGCTTGTCTTCAAAGGCTATCTTGCCACGCTGCGAAGCAAGACGACTAAGAGCAGGCTTGATGTTTCAAGCGTTCACAAGCGCGGCGGCGAGTTCATCGAAAGCGAACTGCAAGCGGCGGTCGATAACAAGCTCACCAATGAGGCTGTGGTTCGCGAGGTTATAGAACGCGCTGGCGACCGTAAGGCATGGCTTTTCTTCTGTACCGGCGTAGACCATGCGCAGAACATGGCCGAGATGCTGCGCTCTTGCGGGATCGCCGCTGATTGCGTGACCGGGGCGACGCCAAAGCGCCAGCGCGAAGATATTCTGGCCGCCTTCAAAGCTGGCGAGCTTACGGCGCTGACTAACGCCAACGTCCTGACCACCGGCTTTGACTATCCCGACATCGACCTTATCGCCATGGTGCGGCCTACCATGAGCCCCAGCCTTTACGTTCAGATGGCCGGGCGAGGGATGCGCCCGAAGTCGCACACCGATCATTGCCTTGTTCTCGACTTCGCTGGCGTTGTGGAGACGCATGGCCCGATTACCGCCGTGCGCCCGCCCAAGAAGAAGGGCGATGGAACCGGCGAAGCGCCAGTGAAGGTATGCGAGAACTGCGGAGAGATTTGCCATCCGACCGTCAAGGAGTGTCCATCCTGCGGAAATCCATTCCCGGCGCCGGAGCCTAAGAAATGGAAGCTGGCTGACGTAGACATCATGGGGCTTGAAGGCATCAAGATGAACGTCAGCGCATGGCGTTGGCACAAGCACATAAGCGCCAGCAGCGGAAAAGAAATGCTTATGGTCAGATATTACGGAGACCTATCAAACCCGACCGTTAACGAATATTTCACTGTTGCACACGAAGGATACGCCGGAGACAAAGCCAGAAAGAGCCTTTTCGCCATGGCGCAAACCGCAGGCGTAAATACTGCGCTCTTAACAAAAACCGATCTTGCAGAAATTGCGGAGGCGATGAATGATGGCAAACCACCGCAACAAATCGAATATCGAATGGACGGAAAGTTTTACCGCATCATCAAAAGGAGATGGCATGAAATCCAACAAGAGGCCGCCTGAGCCTGAATATGTGCGGCTCTGGCGAGAATGGCTCGCCAAGGGACCGCCGCGCTGCTGCTACACCTGCGAACATTACGATTGGGATGGACGATGCGCAAAGTTCGACATGAGCCCGCCGAAAGAGTTCAGCGAAAGCCTCGACCAGTGCGAAGCGTGGTCTCAGGAACTGCCGTTCTAAAGTCGGAGCATTACGAGCAGCGCGAGTTCGTCTCGTGGTTCCGCAAGACCTATCCCGGCGTCCGTATCTTTGCCATCCCGAATGGAGGCTTTCGGAGCCGGTTGACGGGCGCGCGTCTCAAGGCCGAAGGAGCATCGCCCGGCGTCCCCGATCTGTTCATACCTGCTTGGCTGGTGTGGATCGAAGTGAAGCGAGAGAAAGGCGGGAGGCTAGACGATAAACAGAAGGATTGGAGAGACTACCTTCTGTCTATCGGCCACACGTTCATTCTGGCGAATGGAAAACAGCAAGCAATCGAAGCGATAACGGAGGCAGCATGGACCCGCACAAAACTTTGAACCAATGCGCCGAACTGATCGGAGAGCGCGGCAAAGATTACGGAGGAATCGAGAATAACTTCGACCGCATCGCAAAGATCGCCAACCAGCTTATAGATGCGCCGGTTACCGCATACGATGTCGCCATGATCCTTGTGGCTACCAAGCTGGCTCGCATGTCTGGAATGCGCGATAAAGACGACAACTATCTAGACGCCATCAACTATTTGGCGTTTGCGAAGGATCTTCGCAGATGATCACAACGCTTGAAGCTATGAACCTGATCTTGACTCTTCCGATCAAGGGCGCGTCTGAAAGACCTTGCCACGTCATCAATCCTGATCTGTGGGAAGTCTGGTGCGAGATAATGAAGAGGCCGAACGAAAGCCCGACCGATGTCTGGTCTGAGATTGACGTGGCGTCGTCCGCAGAATCAATGCTGCGTCAATATATTCGTAACTGCGTAACAGGGGAGAGAACGGAGTGAACATCGAAGAACAACGCGCGCATTATGCCGCTATTAAGAACCGCATCGCTGGGCAGGTTCCTGTTGTCTTGAAGCCAGCAACCAAGCCGGTTCAGCCGATCATTGAGTACGCTTATGAAAGAGAGCAACGCCGCGTCGCCATGCTGGCAAACGGAATGCCAAACATGGCGCCGGACCTGAGAGCATCTGTTATTTCCATGCTTCAAGCCTATGGCGTCTTCTGGGGGGAGGTAACCGGAAAGGGAAGAGCCAGACGGATTTCCTACTGCCGCAGGGCGATCACATGGATACTGCACACGCGAGGCTGGAGCTTCCCGCGCATTGGCGAGTTTATGAAATGCGATCATTCGAGCGCCGTCTACGCGATTGACAAGATCAATTCATTCGCACGGCGCGAGAAACGGATAGCCAAAAAGGCTAAGCGCGAATGGAATGGCGATCCTATTCCGGTTCCTAAGCTGCGCGGCAACCTGACCGCCTCCATTGAGAAAATCCTACAAGACAACGAAACGACGTGGGCTCATGTCATTGTTAAAAGCAATGCGCCCAAAGCGATCATGGCTCGCCGTCAGATCATTTTGATGCTGCACGCAAAAAGATGGAATGTGGCGAAAATCTCGCGATTGATCCATCTGTATAGCTCGAACGTGTCCCGCTGCATTGTGAAGTATGGGAAAGCCTCATGATCCTGACGCCGAAAATGCTGAGAGAGATAAAGCCTGTAAAGCCTTTCGTGGAGCGCGCAGTGGCGAACGGTATGACCTATGGGCTTGGCCCGGCTGGATACGATGTTAGAATAGCTGAAAACGTCTTGTTGAAGCCGGGAGCGTTTGCGCTGGCGTCCACGATTGAGCGATTCACCATGAACCCGGACGTGATCGGGTTCGTTCACGATAAATCGACATGGGCGCGCAAAGGGTTGACCGTTCAAAACACCGTGATCGAGCCCGGCTGGCAGGGATGGTTAACATTAGAGTTAACAAATCACGGATACGGCGAACTTATGATCGAGGAAGGATCGCCCATCGCTCAGGTGATCTTCCACCTGTTGCCGGAAGAAACGGATTTGCCCTACGGCGGAAAATACCAGAACCAGCAACGCGGCCCGCAGCCCGCCATACTGGAGGAAGACAAAGGATGAAAAAGCCACTCACGCTTCGCCAGCATCGCGGCGAATACACGCCACAAGCGCGGCTCCAAAAGGCATTCGCCGGAGCCCAGAAGGGCGCGAACCAGCACACAAAATCAGTCTCTCTCGCGACCGTCAAAGGCCCGACGCTTGAGGAGATCGAAGATAAATATGGGAAGGGCTCGCGATGATCCAGCACGTTCTGACTGCAACCCTTGCGGCAATCGCTCTTATTGATCTGTGGATTGTCGGCGGAAAAGCAAGCGCGACGCTTGCTATTCTATTTCTTGCTTATTCAGTTGCGCGTCGAACGATACGTGAACAAAAGATGATCGCATCCATAATCGCGATTTCTGGAACCTTGGGACAACTTCTGTCTGAGATTGACGCGGAGGCTGAAAAAGTCGAAGGTAATTAGGCAGGCAGCCAACCCTCTCCGGCGCCTCTGTGTGATCCCTGAACTTAGGCCGGATGTTCATTCATCCGGCCTTTTTCATGAGGTGGCCGCCGCCACGCCGGAGCAAACGTGACGGCGGCCTGCGCGCTGGCGGAGGAGGACACTCAGCGCGACATGAAATGATTAACGAGCCAAGAGACGGCGCCGCCGAGAAGCGCCGCAATCCCGATCAGGGTGCGCCATCCGCCTTTGACTTGCGCGAAATCATCGCGAATCTGGCGAACGTCGTCTTTAAGTTCCTTCATTTCACGGTTGAGCGTAGCTAGCTGCGCTTCCATGTTTCCAAGGTCTCTTTGTATAGCGTCAGACATAGGCTCGCCCTTTAGTCACACCACGCCTTGCGGCGCGCATTGTTTTCCTTCACTTCCGCCACGGTCTGTGGCGTGTCCTTTTGGCTCCAAGAGACTGGCCGCCAGAAGTCGCAGGCGTTAATCCCGCCTATGCCCGTCGTCTTTGAGCAACCCGCCAGAAGCAATGTCGCGGCGAACAGCACTGTCAGCCTCAATCGCATTTCTCGCCCTCCGCTCGCGCTCCTGCGCCTGATCCTGATCTAAGGCTGCTTTGCCCTCCGCCCGGCCCTTCAGATAGGCCGCCAACAGAATGGACAGAGCCGCGCCCACCGCAGCCAGCCAGCGGCCTATGGGCGAGAACAGCCACATCATGCGCCGGTTTCCTTCACCCACTTCAGGATACGTTCGCGCATGATCCACGCGGCGGCAACGATGATGACGAACGCCAGACCAATGACAACAAGTTGCGCGGAGCCGTCTAGTGCGCCAACCGCCGTGGCCGCCGCGCCAGCGCCGGAGGCGATCTGGACGGCGCTTGCCTGCATGGTGCGGCTTTCGGTTAGCTTTGGCTGCGGATCCTTGTTTGCCAGCCAGCGGGAGACATTGAAGCCGGGGCAAGCCTTGGCGGCGACTTCATTGTGACCGCGAATGGCTTTGACCTTGGTGCGGCCCTTGATCTCTTCAATGAGCTTACGAAGGGCGGCCTCTTGCTCAGTGGTGTAGTTCTTGGCGAACGGGTCGTTCTCACTCGATCCGTGGCCACCGATCAGGCAGATGCCGATGGAGCCGGTATTATATCCTGCAACATGGGCGCCCGGCGTGCTTTCGTCGCGGCCCGGAGCCACGGTCCCGTCCCGGTCGATGATCCAATGATACCCGATGGCTGACCAGCCCTTAGCCTTGTGCCACCTAGTCATTTCCTTGATCTTTTCGGACAGCGGGGCTCCCGCCAACCACTCCGGTCGCGTGGCCGCGCAATGCACGAAAATCGTATCGACCGGCTTTTTCCCGTGCATCATCATGGCTACATCCTCGCCAAAACCTTACGCCCATATGCCGTACAAACGGGGCGAGCATGGGCACCGCGATTGTACAACGATATGGAGGCGCACGAAACACCATGCCGCTTGATGATTGCAGACAAGTAACGCATCCCAGCCTCAGCCCCTATGCGGCAGTCGTACAAATTACCGTGAACGCCAACACCGCGAGCCGTGCGAGGCATTACTTGCATAACGCCACTGGCGCCGGATCGCGAGCGTGCATGGCACTGGAACCGACTCTCAACATCCGCCACCGCAAAGGCCAGCTTTTGCGGGACGTTATGCCGCTTGGCTGCCTCTTTAACCGCATCTCGCGCCCCAGCGAAAGCCGGGACGCTAGATAGGATTAGGAAGATCAGCACCCTAATCATGAGCCCTGCGCGAAAGGAGGGATACTCGGAACCACGGGAGGGCTCTTTTTCTTTGCGATCTCGCCAATCAGCGCAGCCTCAACCGAAGGAAGATCGATCAGCGCGCTGGTCCGGTCGATAGCCCACTGTTCCGTGATGTCAGCGTATGGCGTGAAGTTGTCGGGCGAAGGCTGGCCGAGGGCCACCGAACCATACGCGCCAGCAGTCATGCCACCGTCAATGGCGTCGATACGCCAGTGGATGACCTTGACGACTTGGCTGAGCCCGTCTTCGCTGAGAGCCACATCGAACTGAGGGAAAGTCCAGCTGTATGCGATAGCCATGAATTGCTCCAGTTTATAAGCTAACCCAAGCACCACCAGCGCGGCCTTGGAAAGCGTTGAGAGACGTGTTGTAAATCAACAATCCGTCCGGCGGCACAACAATAGCATCGCGCTGGGCGGTCGTCATTCGCGGCAGGAGCAGTCCTTGCGTCGTCGATGTAAGATCCAGAACCGCTGCCCTGTTTCCGGTAATGGTTCCGATACTTAAAGCGCCCGCCATATAGTTCGGCGCGCTACCGCTTATGTATAGATTAAAGCGTCCGGCGCTGTTCACCGTGCCAGTAT